AAAACGGCAAATATATTTGTCGGATTATCGGTTTTTGAGGTATAATGTTTATACATAGTAATGTAGTTTTATTTGACAGGAGAAAGTATGAAACTTAGTAAAGAAACAGTTGCTCTTTTTAAGAACTTTGCGGGAATTAACAGCAATCTTCTTTTAAAGAATGGCAACAAACTCGCAACAATCTCTGGTCAGAAGAATGTGATGGCAGATGCAACTGTAACAGAAACATTCCCTGACTTTGGAATTTATGATCTAAACGAATTCCTAGGTGCGATGTCTTTGTTCGATGACCCCGAACTCACCTTCCAAGACAAGTATGTATCAATCAGTCAAGGCAACATGAAGATTAAATTCTTCGCTGCAGAACCATCTGTTTTGACTGCACCTCAGAAAGCAATCACATTCCCTGAAGCAGAAATTTCTTTTAATATGTCAGCATCGATGCTGAACATGATCCATAAGACTGCCTCTGTTCTTCGTGCAGCAGATGTGTCAATTGTTGGTGATGGAACTACTATTACTGCAGTTGTTGGAGACAAAAAGAATGCTACTGGGAACTCTTTCAGTGAAGCAATTGGTACCACTGATAAAGCATTCAAAGTTAATCTGAAGGTAGAAAATCTAAAGATGCTTCCAGGTGATTATGAAGTATCTATTTCCAGCAAGAAAATTTCTCGTTTTAAATCTCCAAGCAGCGATTTGGTTTATTATGTTGCTGTGGAAGCTGATTCCACTTTTGATTTCTAAATGACGAGAGGGTATAATCCCTCTCTATTCTTTGTTATGTGGAGATTTATATGATTGAAAGTCGTGATGAACAGTTTTTGTGGGTTGAGAAATATCGTCCACAAAAGATTGATGATTGTATTCTTCCTGAGTCTTTAAAAAAGACATTCAAGGATTATGTCGCACAAGGTGAGTTGCCTCACTTTTTATTGTGTGGCACTGCAGGTGTAGGTAAAACTACCATTGCCAAAGCACTGTGTAATGAAATTGGTGCAGAGTATGTAATTCTTAATGGTTCAGATACTGGTGGTCATATCGACACACTCCGTACTACCATTAAGGGTTTTGCTACATCTGTATCATTGACTGATGCTAAGAAAGTTATTATCTTAGACGAAGCAGATTATCTACAGGCAAACTCCACTCAACCAGCACTCCGTAATTACATGGAAGAATTCTCTGCTAATTGCAGATTTATCTTCACTGCTAACTACAAGAATCGCATCATTGAACCGATTCATTCTCGCTGTGCTGTCATTGAATTCAAGATCGACTCAAAAGAAAAACAAGAAATCGCTGCTGCGTTTTTCAAAAGAGCCATTACGATTCTTAAACAAGAGGGTGTGGAATTCGATCCTAAAGTTGTAGCTGAACTTGTAACAAAACACTTTCCTGACTATCGTCGTATCCTAAACGAACTTCAGCGTTATTCCGTATCTGGTAAGATTGATTCTGGTATTCTTCTAAACATGTCAGAAGAATCTTTCAAGAGTCTTATCAAATTGATGAAGGAAAAAGACTTCACTGAAGTGCGTAAGTGGGTTGCTAAAAACTCTGATGCTGATACAACTTCTTTGTTTAGAGAATTGTATGATACTGCTTCTCAAAATTTAGAACCAAATAGTGTTCCTCAACTTGTATTAGTGTTGGCTGACTATCAATATAAAGCAGCATTTGTAGCTGATCATGAACTAAATATAATGGCGGCACTGACTGAGATTATGGCTCAGTGCAAATTTAAATGAGGAACTTATGGAATTTCTTATTCTAATTTTTGTTGCAATTATTTCTTTTTGCTGGGGTTGGAACCTTAGAGAAAGAGTTGTGATCAAACAAACTAATAAAATGTTTGAGAGTCTTGCTAAAGAGTTGCAAGATGAAGAACGTAATCTTATTAAAATAAAAATAGAAAAGCACAATGATATGCTTTTAGCGTATCATTATGAAGATTCGTTATTTATTGCTCAGGCTAATAATAGAAAAGAATTAGAAGACAGATTGAGCGAAAAATATCCTGGTAAAAGATTTGGTTGTACAGAGGATAACCTAAAAGAAATAGGATTTAGAACATGAGTTTGCTACCGATTATTAGTAATCACCAATATGGAAGTAGGAATGCAAAGGTTTACAAAGACTCACTGGGAAATTTTGGTGTTTTAGTATACGATTCTGTTGATGATTATAATGGATATGAGTCTTTTGCAGAATTGGAAAGTGCCAAGACATTTGCTGAGGATTGGATTTTGAGGGTAACATGACACCTTTTGACTTTATTAATGCAATAAATTTCACTAAACAAAATCTATTCGAAGATCCTCTTGCCCCTAAAGATTATGTTCCCTTTATTGTTAATAGAGGGTTGTCATATTTTCCAGATACTGTTCTCTATGCGAATGAGATGAATCGTATTTCTGGGACTCCACCAGAATGGCAGTTTTCCTTTTTCCTAAATACTATTACAAAGAAAAAAAGATTCAGTAAATGGGCTAAGAAAGAAGCCGAAACTGAGTCTTTATTGTTTGTGAAAGAGTATTTTGGGTATTCCTCTGAGAAGGCTAAGGAAGCACTAAATATCCTTAGCGAGGAACAATTGGCCATTATAAAAGAAAAATTATATAAAGGTGGAAAATGACTGTTGAGATGATTTATTATGACTGGACGCCTGAGTCAATGCTTGAAGTGAGTCTGCCCGAGCCAGATAACTTCCTAAAAGTTAGAGAAACACTAACACGCATCGGCATCGCCTCCAGAAAAGAAAACAAATTATATCAATCCTGTCACATTTTACATAAACAGGGTAGATACTTTATTGTCCATTTTAAAGAACTCTTTGCTCTAGATGGGAAAGAGTCTAATATTACAAATGGAGATATCGAGAGAAGAAACGCTATTGCTGGATTGCTACAAGACTGGGAATTGTTAAAAATCCTTAGTCCATCCCAAGCAGAACAGAAAGCGTCTTTGTCTCAGATTAAGGTGGTCTCATATAAAGAAAAAGACCAGTGGGAATTAGTTCCAAAATATAATATAGGAAAAAAGGTGAAAAATGATTAAACTTGAATTGTCTGTTGAAGAGATTAATATGATTCTTCGTACACTTGGTAAACACCCATTTGAAGAAGTTGTACTGCTTATTAATAAAATTAAGCAGCAAGGCGAACCACAAGTTGCGGAAATGGTAAAGCAACAGCAAAGCCAAGAAGCAGAGAAGACCCCTGCAGCATAAATAGATTAGTCCCATTCGGGATGGGAAATGGCTCGGTGGAGCCAAACCGAGTATTCTGGTAAATCCACCAACTAACCCTCTATCGCCATCTGGGATAGAGAATTACAATTATCTCGCTTAATAGGAGAACTATATGTTACAAGCAATCAACACAACTATTGACACCATTCAAGGTGCAAAATCTTCTTTCGTCAAGACATTCGTTCAAGACAAAGATATCGCTAAATCTCTTCAAGACTTCGTTGACGCACAAACTACATTCGCAAAGACTGTAGCAAAAAGTACTTTCGATATCGGAACTAAAGTTGCTGAAGAAGCAGTTAAGTTCGATGTAAAGAAAGTATTCGCAACCAAGTAAGGAGATAGCCATGACTTTAATTCCAACAGTCTTCAAAGACTTCGACAAACTATTTGTTGGTTTCGATGATCAGTGGAATCGCATGGCAAAACTCCATGACGAGATCACAAAAAATATTCCAAACTATCCACCATACAATATCTACAAGTCTGACGAAAACAAGTATGTCATTGAATTGGCAGTCGCTGGTTTCGGTAAACAAGATGTAGAGATTACACTTGATGGCGACAAACTAATTGTCAAAGGTGAAACGAAAGATGACACCCAAGCATTTCTATACAAAGGAATTGCAACTCGTGCATTTACTCGTAGTTTCGTAGTTGATGATCAAGTAGTTGTTAATGGTGCTCAGATGATTAATGGTATGCTTAAAATCTTTTTGGAGCGTTTAGTTCCAACGCATAAGCAGCCGAAGAAAATCGACATCTCTGATGAAGGTATTTCTGTCTCTGAATTTGCAGCTAATAATCTTACGCCAGTTGAACCAGAATTGTTATTGGAAAAGAAAGCAGCAAAGAAGAAATCATCATGAAGAAAATTTTAAGAGGAGTCTATATTTTCTTCAAAGGTATTGGTTACGCTAGAGCAGCATCTGTTCAAGCAAGAATGGGAAACCATAAGAAGGCAGTAGAACTTATGGAAGAATTTTCTAAGTGTAAGTAACCTTACTACGTCGTAATAGTTAGGGAGAGTTTCGGCTCTCCCTAAATACTATTATGATGAAAGCAAAGATATCTCCAAACCTTATCTCATTCGTCACTGTTCGTCGTGGTGAGTGGATATTAAAAGTTTCTGTCTTTAAAGCCAGAACTATCATGGTTGTTGCACATCATTGTTATGATCTAGAAACTTTAATGATTCGTTATTTCACTGATCAACATGAAGCAGCAGATTTTATTGAAAATTTAGTCACTCAGGAATAATTATGGCAAACATTCGTGTATTTAAATTGATTAGTGGTGAAGAACTTATTGGAGAAATTTTTAACTCATACGAAACATCTTTAGAGTTAAAAGCACCAGCAACAATTATGATGCAGCAAACTCAAACTGGAGTCGGGCTGGCTCTTATTCCTTACATGCCATATTCGGTCGGCAATATCACTTTATCTCGATCTGCAATTGCAGCTGAAGCAAAGGCTGACATTAAAATGGTGAATGAGTACAATCGTATTTTTGGGTCGGGAATCGAAATCGTCCCTGCATCTGCTCTTAAGTAAGTAAGTACTAACTTACTTACGAGAATCCTCCCTCCAAACCCTCTAGACTAGCCGCAATAATAAC